CAAGGAACTCGAGGGCGGGGGAACGATTGGAGACGCCGGAAGGCGCATCGGGGGCTTGCGTCATGGCTTGCTCGGGCGTTTTCTGGAAGAAGCCCGGCGCGTGATTTGCACTCGCGCGCCGGGTAGATACCCGAGTTAGCCTTGCAATCGGCTTATGGTGCGGCGGCCTTTCCGTTTGTCGGAGGCCGCCGTCGTTTTTTTAAAAGCGCCCCTTGCCCGAGGGCTTCGGTTTTGCTTTTTCGTCGGAGAACGGGGTCTGGATCTCGTACGCCTCCTCGTCGACCGCAAAAACCGATTTCGGCGCCCATCCGATTATTTTGAAGCTCGGCGTGTCGATCCAGCCGCGCGAGCGGACGGGGTGTTCGTATCCGCCTGCGCCGAGTTCTACTGTCGGGTATTCGTCCGGCCGCTGGCGATAAACCGTACCGTACTCTCTGCTGAGCAGGCCCAGCGCATCCAACCCGCCTTTCGACGAGGCGGTAAAAGTGTAAAGCTGGCCGTCCTTGGAGGTCGCCTTCAGCAGCAGGTAGTTGGCGAATTGCCAAGGGTCGCGCGGGTGCCCGTCAGGGCCGTCCTCCCACTCCTCGCTGTCGGTGTATCCCAAATCCTTGCGCGGTTTCGCCTTGATGCCTTTGACGAGTTGTTCCATCTCGTATTGAACGGGTCGATTGCCTTCCCATCGCACCCAGCCGACCAGCAACTCGTCCATGTTGGCAATCAGCTGCGTTCCCTCGGGCACCATCTTGTTGTCTTGGCCGGCGAAAAATTTGCCTTTCGTGAACTTCAAGAGATGGCCGACGATCATGCGATTGCTTTGGGCGTTCGCATACTCCAAGAACGGGTTGCTTTCGACGCTGCCGACTGCGGAGAATTTTCGTTTTTCGATTTCGTTCATCGTTTGCTCTCTTTCGTTTGTAGTCGGGACCCTGCGATTGCCGGGTCCGGCATCGTCTCGTCCTCGGACGAGGCAATCTGGATGGCGAGCCGATCGGTGGGCTCGCCGACTGTTTGAAACCGTTCGACGTCGACGCCGGCCGTCGTTGCGGCCTCGCGGATCGCCTTGTTGTCGTAGCTCGGCCTGCCTTTGACGTTGCTCCACGTCAGAACACCGGGGATTTTGCGAACGCCTTTCTCGCGCAGCCGGGATTTTATTTTGGTTTGCAAACGACGTAATTCGGCATCGTTTTCCTCTCCGAGTAATTCCCTGGCTTTATAGTCAACGGCCATGTCGCGCATTTCAGCAGCAAATTGAGGTTCGATAGGCTCGTCCTGAAACGGAAGGTTGCGTCGTTCGACCCCGCACGGCTTGAGGAAAGGGCAGTATCTGCACTCGTGGCCGCCGGCAATCCAACCCTCGGGCGGGACCTCGTCGACGCCGGTCGCGGTCATGATGGTAGTGGCGCGCTGCTTGGCCGTCTCGTAGATCCGTTCGTCGAACGCGATCGCGAACTCTTTTGTTTCGGACCAGAACGAAGCGTCGGTGTAGGACAGAATGCTGTGCGTCGGCGACCAGACGCTGTTGTCGCGCATCAAACCCATTTGCACTTGGGTTTGGAACACGTTGGCATGCTTGGGCGCGCTCAGGTTCGTGCGGGGATCGGCGGTCTTGCACTCGACCATGACGCAATTGCCGACAGGCTCCGCAGGCGTCAGTGCGCTGCCGGCTTTCCGGATGGCGTCGCGCTCTTCCGGCGTCAACGGGCCGATCATGCCGTCCGGCGTCGCCGACAGGAACCCGCTGGAAAAGGTTTTTTGGTCCTTGCCGGCGAACATCAGGCGGTTGCCGTACTGCTTGCGCAGCGCCGGCTCCCAGAATGCATCCTCGAACACCGTGCCGCGCATGCGGGCGCCCCAGCTCTCCGCGTACTCCGGGTCTCGCTCGACGCCGTGCACCGGGTCGCCCTCGTTCTTGAGCCAGAAGATCTTGCGGATGCATTGCCCGATTTCGGATGCGCCGACCGTCTGCGCGCGATCTCGCGGAAAGATTTTGCGAGCGGAGTTGGCGTAGGCGTCGAGCGCTTGCTTGATCAGGTTCATGTCAGCACGTTCAGTTCGCTGCGGACGATCTCGAACGCAGTCGGCTCCTCGCCCGGCAGGCTGTCGTCGAACGGCGCGTAGCCCTCGAGCTCGCGCAACTGCATGATCTTTCGGGCGATCGTTGCCAGCGCCACGCTCCGGGTCCGCGCGTCGGCATCGTGCAGCCACTGCGCGTTGCGGACGTAATCCACGATCGCGGCGGGGTTCTCGAACGCCATATCGCGAACGGTTTTCGCCAACGTGCGCCATTCGTTGCGGTACGGACCGTCGACGACGGCGGCAATTTCGTCGCGGTGATAGGCCCGCCATAGTTTTAGCTGGGCGTTCTTGTCGAGCTGGTCCTTTTCCATCGCGGTAGGCTTCGTGGGCGCGTCTTTGTCGCTCTTGACGACCTTGGCTCGGGCGCGCTTTTCGGCGGCCTCGAGCTTGGCCTTGGTGGCGGCGCTCATCTGCTGCCGGGCGAGCTCCTCGAAACAATTGGTCATTTCAGCACCCCCGCGGATTTGAGGAACACGACGGCGTCGTCGACGCTGTAGGCAATTCCGTAGGGGTGCCCCAGCCGCAGGCAGCGGAGCCCGAAGGCGCGCTGCGCGACGGTCTGCCTTCCCTTGGCCGACTTCATCTCCAGCCACGCACAGCGCCCGCACGGCAGCATGATGCAGAGGTCCGCGACGCCGGCCAGCAGTCCCTCGGCCCTCATCCTGGCGCCCATCCGCATGCTGCGCTTCGCAGAGTTGGGGATGGCGAAGGCGACGATGTCGGGGTGGGTCCGGTTTGCCTTGATGCGGTCGAGCACCTGTATTTGCAGCTTGTGCTCGCTGGCCTTCTTCTTGTATTCGTCGACGCCAATGGTTTCGGTCATGCGAACAACCCCTCGGTCGCCAGCCTGATGCCTCTCGTGTTTGCGTCATATTCCTCGAACGGCGCCTTGCGCCAGATCCGGCGGTTGACCCAGCGTTGTACTTGCTTGAGTTTCGGCGTCGTCCAGTCGTGTCTGACGGCCGGCTCTTTCGTCAGCGAGTTGAGCTTGATAAACGGCTGCGCGTAGGGCTCGCCGCCGTTGGCTATCACGCTGCCGATGCGTGCCATGCAAACCTCGAACGGCTCGTGGCCGATCATGGTGTAGACTTGCTTCAGCCTCGGCCGCACGTCTTTGAGAATGCGGAAGGCCCGAGCAACTGCCTCGCCCTCGGTGCTCTCGTCATAGCCGAACCGCCATGGCCCTTTCAGGACTGGCTTCCATCGTGCGAACACCTCGTCGTCGAATGTCGCCGGCTCGAACCCGGAGTTGGCGTCGAGCAACGGCACGCCTGCTTTGAGGTAACGATCGACAATGTGTTGCTGATAGTCGGCCGGCAATGCCGACAGATTGTCGTCGCACAGCACCGGCCTAACTGGGAAGTCCGGCAGGAAGGTAAACGTGCGGCCGTCCATTTTCGGCACGATGCAGAACCAGCACCCCACCGGGCAACCATAGCTAGCCCGCGTGGCCATCGGGTTGTGGCGCACGATCGCGTCGGGGATCGAGCCGCCGACCTCGGCAATGTCGGCCAGATATTTCTTTTGCGTAAACGTGCCGGGCCCGCCAGCTTTGATTATAGTGCAGCCAATCGCGCGATAATATTCCGCAATCCTGCGGGCTTCGGGCAGGCGCCAAGTAAAGGCAATCGAGATAAACGCAGTATTGCCCTCCCGCCAATGGGCGACGCCCTTCGTCCATGTGCCGGTAGCGGTCATGCCCGGCGTCTTTCGTTGTAGGCTTTCTTGTAATGCGTCGAGCACCACGGCGTGCCTTCGCGCTTCGGCCGGCCGCAGAACAGTTCTGCTTTTTCGTCGAGCTCGCCGTACGGCCACCAGCAGCCGCGGTTGCGCAGGAACGTGACGCCTTCCGGCGTTTTCGGCACTGTCGGGGCCTCGGCCTCGGTCTCGGCGGGAGGCAATTTCGGCATCGACCGCGGCGGCGGCGGCGA